CTCTACTTGCTTATATTCTTGACTCTCTGGGTCTACTGGTCCACCTTGGTCCTGAAATTCTGTAAGGAGGTTTGCCAGTTTCGTGAATTCATCTATACTCCAAGACATCTAGAAAGACCTCCCTACTTGAAAGGCCAGATCAACCCAGTGTCCCTCTCGAAAGATTTAACAGATCTGCCTAGTTTGTATTTGTCTCTTAGAGTTTTCGGATTGTTCAAACCGTATTGTGACAGAGAGGAAATATATCTCTTTTCGCCTGCCAAAGTATTGACAAACGAATCTACTTGTGCCTTTGACCCTCTTACCTTGACAGGGAAAAACTCCCCGGTAAAAAGCGCGTTGAGGACGAGACGAAGTCTAGCGCCCATAGCAATAAGGAAACTTTCATCCATTCTTGTAAAATCGATTATAATTGGTTCTTGTTCTTTCACTTGATACACTCCAGTAATAAGTAGTTATCTTTTCTTATTCTTGGCATTCATCTTTTTCATTTCTTCGTTTTTGTCTTCGAAGTGTTTGCTCAGTCTGTGAACGAACCAAGATCTAATTCTAACTGGAAGGTCATACACATCGTAGTAGTTCCAGTGTCCGTGATGAATCAGATAGAATATCTGTTCATGCACTTGCATCATATGGGTGTCACCCAGGCCAAAAAAACCCGGCACCCAGAGGGACCTCCATATCGGATGCTTCGCCGCAGTACATGCACTCGAAGTTTTCCTTCATTTCTACCTTCGGGACCAGTTTCGCGTAGTTCTTTCTAACAAACAAAGAGTCTCTTGCTGGAAGGTCCAGCACCATTGCCCCAACTTCGTCGGGTTGCGTTACGCCACCAATAGATGTGATGATAGACTTGAGTAAATCAGTTGTTGCAGATTCTGCTAACTTGTTCTTCGCTCTCATCTCTGCCTGTTTTTGAATTCGCTTTTCGTCACGTGCTGTCAGGAGTCTAACAGTGACTTCTTGTCCAGATGCAGGCAGTTGTGCTACAAACTGACCATTCTGATTTAACTCGAAAGGAGTGCCTTCGGACTCATCTGCTATAAAGTACTTATTGTAATCCGAGAGATCAAACTCATGATCAACTTCGGCATCGCAAGACGGGCAGTTAATCTTAACCTCGTATTCTGGTCCATATCCTGTGATTCTGGCAGCAATCATAATTGCTGACTTGTCGCCAATCAGAAGATCGTCAACATTGATGTTTTGATTGACCATAATACCTTGAATGAATTTATCTAATGCCATACCCTTGTTTAGAAGTGTCTGGGAAGTAAGAACATCCTCATCTCTAGCAGTCATGAAACGAATCTCTACTACTTCTTGATTGTGCAATGGATGCCCTTGGGGGTAAAAACGTCCGCCTGACGGTAGATCAACAAATTCTGTATTTGCTGTGCGGCGGACTGTTTCCTGTGGTTGAGACGCTGGTTGCGCCTGGGGTTCGCCTACCGACTGAACCCGTGAAGAATTTCTGCTCATATAACCTCTCTTTTAACTAAATTATAAACTAAAAATAAATGTTTTTTTTATTAAACGCCCGGTGCTCGATTACTTCCGTTTGTCACCTGGGTGTTTGCAAAACCGGCCGCTCTCTGTAAGTCCTTGCTTGGCGAAACCTTAGTTTCAAGGTCTGCCCAGTCGTACCTAACAGAAAGTTCTACGTTTACTAACTCGTCTGACTCATAATCCAAGTCGCCAAAGTTAACAGACTTAATCCAAGGATTGTACAAAGACCATGTCTCAATAGGAGCACCGTCTTCGTCGATCATGTGAATGAACATACGTCCACCAACAGCATCAACTGCTCTTTTCTTGGAGAAAGTAACTACATTACTTGCTTTACCTCGACCTTGTGGGTCGTTCAAGAAGTTATGTGGAGCAACATATCCCGAGTTCTCGATCAACTGAAGCATTGTGTGCGATGCATCCGGATCGACTGGGTCGACTAGTGTAATACTAACCTCATCCCACTCCAATCTTCCTGGGTAATAAAACTTGTAGTTAATAAAACTATGTTCTGATTCAGATATCGTAAAGTTTGGTTTCCCAGTTGTCTTCACAATCCACTGTGGGACGCCGTTAAACGATAACAAAAATCTATATTTTCTTTTTGGCTCGATTGCTGCATCTGACCAAAATTTCTGAGTTGTCATATAATAAATCCTCCTAACACTATTAAGTAGTGTCTAGTTTTTTTTAATCTTCGAATGATGCGCCAGTATTTGTGATTACAAAATCAATAGCAATAAATTCGATTGCTCTTGCTGGTTTCAAGAAGATCTTAGCATACATAATGTTTCTATCGATCAAATCTGGTGTTGTCGTTGTATCATCTAAAATGACTTTAAAATCCGACAGACCAAATCTTGACTTCACACTGTCCAAGAACGGTTCTACTTGACCACGGAACCTATCCCATGTTGCCTGAACATTCTGATCGAAAAGGAGTCTAGCAGCAATTCTAGAAATCTCCTTCTTTACGAAAATCATCAAGCGACGAACGTTAATTCTATCAAGTGCTGATGGTGTAACCTGTAAAGTCTTCTGTCCGAATACCACGATACCCTCTGCTGGGAATTGTGCGATTGGATTGATGTTTGCCTCATAGAGTGTGTCTCTCTCTTTCGAGGAAACTCTCTGTGATACAGCAACAACTGGAAGACCTGCAGCGCCATCTGACAACCCACCTCTGGTGAATCCCGCTGGAGCAAACCAAAGTTCAGACTCTCTCTCGGTGCTACCAAAAGTACCAAGTGCCGCAACTGAAGGCGGTACCCAAACCTGTGAATCGCTGATTTGGTCAACAATCTTAACCCAAGGGTAGAAAGCACAAGCATAACTTGTGTTGAGTCCTCTGTTTTCCAGGTTAGTGACAGCAGTTGTTACCTTAGAGTTCTGAACATTCGTCTTAAAGTCAGACGTATTCTCTGTGCTAGGAATATATCCACCGTTCTCAATGTCGATAACGGCAAGAGCATCTGCTCTCTCTTCGCAAACTCTAATTGCGTGGTTTGTTACTCTAGTGTTTGTGATGCCTGGAAGTGTCAAAACATTCATTTCGATTTCTTCAGGATCAGACACTGCATCAATCGCTCTCTTGAGGGATGCGATTTCATATGAAGTCGTTTCATCTCCGCTCATCTTTGAGTTTCTGAAAGGTTCTGCTTCCGTGACATCAAGTCCATCGGAACCGCCGAAAAGAGGCAGTGTAAACTTGGCGAATCCTGACTTGATCAGTTCAGTATAACCTGACTGACCAGCCGTGTGCGATGCGCCTGCTCTTCTGGATCCTGATGCATATACTGCAGATCCAATGTCTGACGATGCGAGATCTCCCTGAAATGACCCTAACTTGAAGTTGGCAGAACCAGTCTTGTGTACTGCGATCAAATCATCGAGAGTAAAGTAGAAAGAAACTTCCGACTTGTCTGTGACTGTACCGGCATCTGAATCTGCAACGTACGTGTTACCCAGTCTTCGAACTACATCGACATACGAAGGGTCAAACCTTGTGTCCGTAGGAGTCCTGTAAGTGGAAACACCAAAGAAAGAATCCTTTGCGTTGGACAACCCTTCTGCTGATGCAGAGAGTCTCAACGGAAGTGTTGGATAAATCAAAGACGCTGTTGCTTCAGTTGGGAACCCAAAGACACCAGTCTTTGTTGGGTCGCCGATTGCCTTGAACGTCTTAAGAGTAGAATTCGCATTGAGAAGGTCCACCAACACATCTGATGTTAGAGTGTCTTTCTGCTCTGCGCCGATCGTCTTAGTCGTAGCATCATTGATCATCTCAGACTTAGTGATGATGGTGCCAGTCTTGTATCTGATTGGTCCATAGAAACCGAATGGCAAGAACTTAGGATCTCCAAAACCTGCGTCAATATCCTGGTCCATCTTGATTCTTACAAATTTGGACTGATTTGGATAATTGCCGTAGATTCGGTATCTGTTGTCACCTTCGTCCCAATCTCGGTACTGATCACCGACCTTTGCTGCTACATAGTTCTTAGAATTTGGATTCAAAGAGCAGTTTGAGAACCTCTCCAAAACCTGTGGTCTGGCGTCATTGTCGGTCACCTTTCTTACAAGAATGCTGAAAGTTCCGTATGGATCTACGTCCGATCCTAGTTTCATGTCTGTGATCGAGATCTTGATGTTACTGGCAACGGATCCGCCGTCGGCAATACCGATGAACCTAAACAACTTCTGCATAGACTCTGGTGCGAAACCATCATTTGACGTGTTAATGTCTTGTGAGAATACCCAACCTGACACAGATTCTCTATTTGGTTCTCGGTGATCATATTGAGGTACTGATTCCTTTATAAGCGGTGCCACAAATCCGCACAAGTTTGCTGGAGCGCCGAGCGTTCCCTGGTGGAGTGTGCCGTTTACGGTAGACCCCAAGTGATCTTTTACGTGTCTATCAAACGTTTCACCCAACCAATACTTCTCTGTTGTTGAAGTGATATCTGAGTTTGTTAACGTTGGATTAGTGTTGAACACCTTTCTGATGTACTTATCTGAATCTCTATTAAAGTTAAAAACAACTCTCTTGAATGCAGTGTTGTTTCCCTTATCGTACAAGTGTGCTACGAATTCCATATTTGACGAGTCCGTAGACTGGATAAGTCCCATACTACCAGTGACTCCAGTTCGGTGGTTTGCACCGATTGTGCCTGAAATGTGTCCTTCACTTGCATCACCATTTGCATCACCGAAGCGTCCAAGGTTACCAGAAAGATTCAACGCGCCCTGTTGGAAATACCATACAGCGGCGAGTGTCCCTGTTAATTGTGCCTTGGTTGCGACAGTGTTAGTATTTGGCGCATCGTCTGCTGCGTTAGTGTTTACGTGCCAACCGTCACGTCGGTCGATACCACCTGTTGCAAAAAGATAAAGACCATATGCTGAAGACTTTGTATTGCTAGATGGGTCAGAACCATCCGAAGTCGTTCCATCCAAAGTCCAACCTGCTTCGCCGCCTGTTGCCGCTCTCGGATCCTGGACACCTAAAAGTCTAACTACATTAACTGGTCCACTATTTCTAAGAAATGCCTGTGCCGCATATGCAGCATAAGTTGGAGCGGTTTTGTTACCTTCTCTCCAAGTATCCCCTCCTTGTCCTCCTGGGATTGGATTGCCGAAAACCTCGACGAATTGTGCCATCGACTCAACGGTCAATGGAATCATGCCAGGACCCTTCTCTAGACGACCTATGATCGTTGGACCTACTGCATTTGGTGCTTTTGGTAGTTGAGAATTATCAATCTCATTAAGAAATACACCGGGTGATACGAATTTAAACTTTTTTACAGACATACTGGAAATCTCCTTGTTAACTAAAGTTAAGAATAATATATTTTTACTCTCTATTAAATAGTATTTTCAATCTCCAAAAGTTGAGAAAAGAAATAAGAAAAGGAATGGGGG